AAAAAAGAAAAAGCTCACTCAACAACAAATTGCTGAAGCAATTGGTGTTTCTAAAACCTCAGTCATTTACTGGGAAAAAGATGACAATGTGCCAAAGCATGAAAGCCTAACGGCTTTGGCTACTGTATTAGCAGTTGATACAAATTACCTTCTTTATGGGAAAGGTAATGCTATTGTGGAATCTAATGTATCCGCCCCCATACCTCTTGCTGGCCGCCTGATTCCAGTCATTTCATGGGTTCAAGCTGGAACCTGGACAACTGTAGATTCAGTACCTGAAGGTACACAGTTTGATGAGTGGCTACCTCCTAATCCGAAATGTGGAAAGAATGGCTACGGCCTCGAAGTGGTCGGTGAGTCCATGCTCCCTGACTTCCGTCCAGGCGATAAGATTTATGTGAATCCAGACTTTCAACCAGACGGATTAAAGACTGGTGATTTAGTGATTATGTCTTGTGAAGGTGAGGCAGAAGCAACTTTCAAAAAGTTAATTGTGGAAAGCGGGAATATGTATTTGCAACCGCTGAATCCTGACTGGCCAGAAAAAACGATGCCATTAGTAGATGGGTGTAAGCTGGTTGGAAAAGTAGTTGGGTTGTATAGGGATGTTTAAAAAGTAAGTCACAGGTGACTTGGGGTATTAAGAATGCAAATGATCGAAATCAATTCCCACAGGATCAGTCATGTGTTTTACCAGCACCACTTGTTGACTGTAGTGCTTCAGACGGGCGAAAGATTTCTATATCGTCTACTCGAATCCACTACTTTTGCTAAATTTATGGATTCGACTGATAAAGACAAATTTTATAAAACTGAAATTGAAGCAAATAAAGAATTTAAGAGAATTCGGATTTTGGGGTAATGAGGACAAACTATGGATCTAAGGTAGAACTTTTAAGTGCTTAAAAAATTATCCAAGGTCATACATGTGCACTAAAGTAAATGGACTTTTTAGTCCATTTAAATTGATACTGGTCCTTTCTTACTCAAATATTAATCTCAAGATTTATTAATCACCAACAGTTTACTTAATTAACCAATTTCTCTTGCTTGGTTAAAGATTTATGTGTTATTTTCCGACTAAGTTAAAGTTGGATATAAGCATTAATGGAAAAATTGCTCAAAGAGAAAATTATAGAAACACTCTCAACAGAGTTTAAATCATCCGATTTGGCTCATTTAGTCAGCTGTCTATATGAAAGTATTGCTGGTGCTACAAAGTTTGCTGTAGAGCTTTGCCCTACCAAGGAAATACAAAAACCATTTCTTGGTCAAGCGGAGCATTTTTGTATACAGCAAGCTGTTAAAACAGCAGCAGATCATTCAGGATTTGATTTTGAATTGCGAGAAACAAACCCTCAAGGCGCTCATTATCCTATTATATCTTCGAACTCCTTTATGATTGCTGTAAGAAAAGCATCTACGCCAGCTTCATGGGCAAAGACAAACTACATTAGAGAGTTATCGACATTAAACTTAATTCACGAGGAAAGTCATAGTGATTTGTTTAAACGGTCTTATCCAGATAACCTAAACACAATGTTTATGATCTTGAGTGTATATATTTCATCTGATCAACACGTTGATGCCACATTGCTAATTCCAAGCTCGGATCTAAAAAGGGTTCACTTTGCAATCCCATTAGATAAAGTTATCGAAGCTTCAGCCTCCTTAACTAAGAACAAAGTTGTTGAACCTGTTGTTAAATTAAAAAAGCAATTATCAGAGTTGGATAGCCCTAATATTGTTCAGCAAAAATTTGGTAGTTAAAATGAACGTCAAATTCAATCCTTTAAGATTAATTGAGGCTCGCGAAGCTAGAGGGATAAAGCAAACAGCCCTCTCCTCAATTATTGGATATTCCACAACCTCCATTTCGAAATGGGAAAATGGGCATATTGAGCCTGACACACAGTCACTTGATGCCATTTCGAGTGCCCTAGGTTTACCAATGGAATGGTTTTTTCAACCATCTCTTACTGCTTCTTCTGTCTATCACTTTAGATCACAATCCGCAGCGACCAAAACTGCTCAAGAAATAGCAAGAATTAGGCTTAGATGGACAGCAGAGTTTGCTAATAAACTTGTTGAATGGGTTGATTTACCAGAAGTAAATCTAATTCCATCACCATCTAGGGAGAATGCGTTAAACCTTACAAATGATGAAATTGAAGCATATGCCCAAAAGCTTCGTGAACATTTAGGTTTAGGTGTAAACCCAATACCCAACCTAACTCAACTCTTGGAAGCATCAGGTATTATTATTGTTTGCGAGGAATCAGGCTTTACTAGCATGGATGGTGTCTCTGCATGGATTGATGGAAGACCTTATATTTGGACTGCATCGGATAAAGCTAGTTGTGTAAGAAGTCGTTTTGATATAGCTCATGAACTTGGACACATTATTCTACATAAACATCTAACTGCTGAAGATTGCAACTCAATAAAACATAAAAAAATTGAGGATCAAGCCCATCTTTTTGCAGGCTGTTTTCTCATGCCAGCAATAGCTGCATCCTCCTTATTTCGGGTGATAACACTTGATACACTATTAGCTCAAAAGAAAAAATGGGGAATATCTGTAGGAGCTATGATTTCACAATGCTCTAATGCAAACCTCATTAATGAAGAGCAGACTTTACGATTAAGAAAAAACATGAGCTTCAGAAAATGGAGGACAAGAGAGCCTTATGATGATTCCATGACACCCGAGAAACCAATTTTATTTGAAAAATCTATAAAATTATTACTTGAGCATGGTGGATTTAAGAAAACAGATATCATCTCTAGATTTGGATTACCTAGAGTTGATATTGAAAAATTAGCGGCATTACCCAATGGATTCCTAAGCGATAATACTGATCAGGAATTGGTTCAACTGAGGAGAACAAACCTTAAAATTGTTTAACGGTTATTAAATAGCCTCTCCTCCGCTAAATCAGCGGTTTTATTGTGCCTAATAAAACCCTCAAACAACCCACCCCAGCGGTGGGTTTTATTTTAAATAGCTACCAAGACAAAATAAGAATACACCTGGCAACATACATAAGAAGCCAGCAGCCTGTGCATCCATATAATTCTTGATCTTTTGATGCAAAATATGAGGTCCGAAAATAATCCCTGCAAAGCACAATATAAACCCTGTAATTATTAAAAATGATGACATGTTCCTACCTCTTTATTTTTCTTAATTTTATCCTATTTTATACAGTTTTTCTTTTTCTCAGACTGACTTATAATTCAAAGTCCAATAACAATAAAACTATAACTATGAAGCACATCACGTTTATCACCCTACTCTTGTCTTTAGCTTTTACCGGCTGCCAAAAGCAACCAACTGAAGACATAGATCCAATCACCTCCACAGCAGCTCTTGAGAACTCAGATAATATTCTTAGTAAATACCTGGAAAAGTTAGACTCAGAGTTCACCACTCAAGATGTGCGGGTAAAGATCTTATGCAGAGACTACCCACGCGAGTATGAAAAAAACTATATACCTAACTTGTTGAAGCTCTCACCCGGTGAATACTCTGAAGTTGCACTTTTGGCTGATATGGATTTGGTTTTGGATCACTACAAAGAGAAAGATGCTATTCAGTGCTAAAGCTTTCTTACTTCTGAAATATTAAATCTTTATATTGGATTTAAGGCCTCTCATGACCAGGTCTGTAATAACAAAGTAAAGCATCACTAACCCGCTTTCCGCGGGTTTTTCTTTATGTAAGGTAAGTGTAACCTTGTCTTTAAATGTTACATTATAACAATTAGTATAAAGATACCTATGATTCATAAACAGAAAGGTAAGTCTTAATGAAATATTTGATAGGCGCAGCATTGTTAGGATTAGCAATTACTGGCTGTACTTCAAATCCAAAAAACGAAGTGGTGCAAGAAAAAGTTGTGAGCAATACTCCAACTGAAACTCAGGTAATTAATTTTACTGGTCCAATGGATCTTACAGTCGAATTGAAATCTTCAGATAATTTTGAAACCGCAGAAATGACAGATAATTCTGGCAAGGTTTATCACCTTAAACGAGCTATTTCAGGAAGTGGTATGCGTTTGGCCAATGATGACGGCGTTTCAATTCACTTCAAAGCTGGTGAAGGTATTGTAGAGTTTATGAAAGACAAACCTATCAGTATTACTGAATATAAAAAATAAGATTATTGTTGCAGGTCAACCCACCCCAGCAGTGGGTTTTCTTTTTATTAGATGAAGTAATATTCCTATTTATTAGCCGATGGAATTTCTAGAAATTTCAGGTAAAGTGAATTAAATTTTTGAATAATTAGTGAGCTAATCAGTTTAAAATTATAATATATGACGCTGTAGTCTAAAAATTGTTTTTTTCACATCTCTCTTAGTACAAATATCGGACTAACTTAATGAATAATATTAACTTTAAGAATTTCGAAGAGGCTGGCCAAGCTATTTTAAAATTCTTATCTCAACGATTTGGATTTAAGTTATGGATGATTACCCGTACCGAAGGTGATGACTGGATCGTGTTACTAAGTGAAGATAATGGTTATGACGTTAAGCCAGGACAGGTATTTCGCTGGGCAGACTCCTTCTGCTCGCACATGGTACAAAATAATGCACCTCGCATTGCCCCCTATTCACCTGATATTCAAGTTTACGTAGACGCACCTATAAATCACTTAGTCCCAATTAAAGCCTATATCGGCCAACCTCTCTATAAAGAAGATGGGTCCCTTTTTGGCACTCTCTGTGCAATCGATCCTGAACCTCAGTCTAAAAATCTGGTCGAGGAAGCTCCATTATTTGAGCTGCTAGCACAAGTGCTTAGCTATAATATTCAAGCTGAATTAAAAGCCGCTGAGTACATACGTAAAGCTGAACAGTTTGAAATAGAGGCATTGTCCGATCCTATGACTGGTCTTTTTAACCGTCGTGCTTGGGATCAGTTAATTGAATTAGAAGAAAAGCGCTGCAAGCGATATGGTCACCCTGTTGCTATTCTTATGATTGATCTTAATGACCTCAAAATCACCAATGATACTTTGGGGCATGCTGCAGGTGATGAACTCATTCAAAAAATGGCTTTAACTCTCAAAAACACTGTACGCAATAATGATATTGTCGCTCGTCTAGGTGGTGATGAGTTTGCTGTACTCAGTATTGAAACCAACCGAGAAAATGCGGATAAACTTGCAACCAGAATTCAAACTGCTATTGCAAAAGCTGGCATTAGTGCTGCAATTGGTTTTGCAATGCGAAATCCAGCATACGGTCTATCAGCAGCTATCATAGAGGCAGATGAAAAAATGTATCAGGATAAAGCCCTAAGCAAATCACCTGAGACTAATTAATAAAAAACGCATACCCGAGCGGCTCTTGGATCGGGTGGAGCAAAATATGCCTTCAATTGAAGAAAAACGCTTAGCTATTGAGATGGCTGATAAAATCATACAAACACGATTGTCCCATCAATTAACTCAAAATATGAAGGATAATATTCGATCCGGTGAAGTTGAGTACTGGAAAGAAATTTATACTGAATGCTTGAAGATAATTGGTTCAGATAACTAATTTTGACTTTCGGTAAGTCTTGAAACCATCGCCTCTTGATCAGTAATAGTGAGCTGCTTATTATCGAATACATAAGCTTCAGCTATATTTATGTACTCCTGTATCAGTACATGATCATGTGTACCTAAAGACACATATGTTTGATATAGATTCGCCCGAAACTCTTCTCTAGTCATTATTATAATCTCCAAACAACCCATCCCTGTGATGGGTTTTCTTTTGTCTATTAAAGCATAAATTAAGAATTAAGTAACTTTAATTACTTTAAGTGTTGACTATTTAGGTAAGTTAACTTACCTTTATCTCACAGACAACAAAAAGCCCCAGCGTTGCTGTAACAACCTGGAGCGTGACCCATCACCCTACTGAGTGAAATTATTATGAACACAAAATTAACTCCACACAATAGCTTCAAGGTAACTCTGTTTACCGCTGCCCTAACTGTAAGCGCCTTGGCATTTGCTCATCTTGCTGACTTTGGTACTGACCAGGTAGCACCAGCTCAAAATATTCAATCTGAATATGGAATCGTCTCTTTAAAGATGCTCGACGATGTACACGGTGAAGCTGTCGTAAATCTGGATGGTTTCCGTTTGGAAATCACTTCATTTGAAGTTGAAGCAAACCCGGATGATTATGGTGTACCAGGTTCCGAATTCACAAATATAGAAGTCGTTGAACTAGGTGAAATCAAGGTGTTCGATGCTAATGGCATTCCATATAACGACTTCACTGATCATCAAGATCACCGCGAAATCAATTCAATGATCGCCGGCTACATCATGAAACATCGTCTGGTGGAGGTGCAGTCATGATTTTAAATTCTGCTGATCAAATTTTTGAAGCACTTTTAAATGGCCAGCTAGTCTACTGGTGTGAATGTGGCTCTGATGACTGGTCTCCTCTTGATGATCGAACTCAAATTAATTTTGTGGACCTTTACACTGGTTTCCTGCAATTCAAAGCAGATGAGCTACCTGTGATTCCAATGCCAATAGAGTCTACTTCTAGCCACCGCTATTTCTCTGAATACATCAAGACATTTGAAGGCCTTGAAATCTATCGAGTGGGCAAAAATCGTGTGAGCTATTTCGCTTTACGTGTCAAAAGCTCAGGGACGATTGCTGATTATTTTTGCAACACACTTCTCTACTCCATTCAACCTGATGGCTCACTTAAGAAAATGAATAAATCAGTTACCCCACAATGGATTTTAGATGGTTTGGAAAATGCACGTGTCGCTATGCGCAAGAATAAGCGTCACCAAGCTTTAGAGAGTACTGGCTTCTTTGCATCGGAAGACTATAAGAACTTTAAGCGTAATAACCGTTCTGCAGGAGCACGTTGAGATGGCGATTAATATTATTCCAGCGGACCAGCCGCTACTTGTCCAAGCCATCATCGTGTATCTGTATGCAGATCCAGGCTTGGGTAAAACTTCTATTGGTTTCACCGGCGAAAAAGCTATTTCTTTCGACTTTGACAAAGGTTCTCATCGTACTGGTGAATTGCGTCGCGGTGCTGTGGTTCAGGTCAATCAATGGGCCGATGTCGCTAATCTGACCATGCAGGATCTGGAACCATTCAAGACGATTGTGATTGATACCGTTGGTGCAATGCTTGAAAGCATCAAAACACATTTAATGCTGAATGCGACCAATAAACAGAAAGATGGATCGTTAAAGCTTAAAGCCCAGGGTTTGGCCAACAACATCTTTAAACAGTATGTGAATACGCTGATCGCTTCAGGAAAAGATGTGGTGTTTATTGCTCACGCTTCTGAAGATCAAAGCGGTGACCAAGTAATTTATCGCCCTGATCTGGGTGGTAAGAACCGTAATGAGCTATATCGAATTGCTGACATCATGGGTTATTTGACCACAGTCACTACTGGTGAAGGTAAGAATGCCCGGGTGATTAGCTTTAAGCCTTGCCCTACCCATCACGCTAAAAATGCGGGTGGTTTAGGTGGTGATACTGGTGAAGTGTGGGTGCCAGATCTAAAGACCAGCCCTACATTTCTGGCCGATCTTATCAAGCAAGCTAAGGACCATATCAACACCCTGACACCTGATCAATTGGCCGCAATCAAGGCTCAAGAAGATCTAGAAAACTGGGTACAAAGCTGTGGTGAGGCCCAGTATGCGAGTGATCTAAATCAGCTCACTCAGTCTCTTGAAGACACTCATCTGTATTACAAGAATATGCGTGCTGAATTAGTTCGCCGTGCTCTAGAAATGAAGTGCACGTTTGATAAACAACGTAATGCCTGGGTAGATCCACCAGAGTTCAATGGCATTTCTGATGAGCAGCTGGCCGATCTACAGGACTTTATCGATACCTGTGGTCTTGATGCGAAAACAGTGTGTGAACACTTAGGGCTTGATGCTCTCAACCAGATAGAAGCTTCCAAATTTGAAGCCGTAAAAAATGAAATAGAACAATTGGCTAAAGGGGAAATAACAGCATGAACGCAATAATTCTTGATACCGAAACCAACACTATTAATGGGTATCCAATTGAAATCGCTTATGCACCTTGCTCTTTTGAGCAGGGAGTATTGCAGTTCAACCAGGCTGACCTGTTTGATGAATACTTCTCATGCCCTGAGCCTATTTCATTTGGTGCGATGGGAGTTCATCACATCCTGGAATCCGATATTGCTGCCAAACCAAGCTTTGACACATTTAGTCTTCCTAAGTCTGTGGAATGTATCGTTGGTCACAATGTCAAATACGACATTGAGGCGATTAGTAAGTGTGGCGTTAGTTCTGAGAATTTAAAAACTATATGCACCCTGGCTTTGGCTCGATTTGCATGGCCAGAACTGGAAACTCACACCCTTAGCGCCCTGTTCTATTTCGTGAGCACTGATAAAGAAAAAGCACGTGATTACCTACGTAAAGCGCATAACGCTAAATATGACATCTGGTTCACGTACATCATTCTTAAAAACATTTGCCTAAAGCTGGGCATTAAGGACATGACTTCTCTGTACCAGATGTCTGAGGTGGCATTAATCCCAACCAAAATGCCATTTGGCAAACATAAAGGCACTGAGATTCAGGATCTTCCTAAGGACTACATTAAGTGGTTTTTAGGGCAAGGTGATATCGATCTGCATTTGCGTAAAGCATTGGAGGCTGCAGCATGATCTTCAGAATTAAAAAGAAGCATGAAGTCGGTTTCAAGTTGTGGCTAGAAAAATTGGGTTATACCAAAAATGAACTTGCAGATGGCAGTTCGACATTTAGCGGAAAAGGCACACGCAAGACACTAAGTTATGTGCTTTTAAAGAAAGATTTAACAGGCAATGCAGCATGCCAGGTGCTATTTGGTGAATATGAAGAGCACCTGGATAACCCTGATTATTTAGATGTAAAGGTGGCGTGATGGAAAAGAATAAATTGTGGTGCGTAGGAATCTGCCCTGAAGATGATAGTCCGCATGAACAGTCACCTGCTGCATCAAAAGAAATTGCTGAACGTGCTTTGGCTCGATACAGAGCCATGACTAAAGCTGAAGGTAATCAGTTCATGATCGAATCATTTGATGAATACTTTCAGGTTCAAGAATGGGAAGGCACAGCTGAAGAACACCAGGAACAAATGTTTTATACAGAAGACTGGTTTAAAGAGCCGATGTACCAGTGCAAAAACATGCAGCAGGCTGAACAAGCTTTTAAGTACGGTGAAATCGTGCACTGCTACAAAGATGATGCTGAGTTAATTACTTCTGATTTTGATGAGGCTAAGCGCTTCTATGAGGTGGCGTGATGGATATTCAGGAAGAAAAAGAAGCATTTCTTAACGTTTATGTGAATTACAAAGGTGATTCTCGAAAAATCTCATTCAGTGAGGAAACAGAACAGTTTATGTGGCGCAAAAACAATGTTAGCGACACAGAGGTTGAGTATGTTCACCTTATGAACCAGCAGTGGTACGCGTGGTTGGCTTGTGTAAAAAGTAAAGCCCAAGCGGTGCCGGAATGGATTAATGTTCACCTACTTTCACCGCAAATTGATACTGAAGTTTTGATTTGTGTTGATGATGACGTTCAGTTAGCCGTTTGGCGTGTAGACGATTGCGGCGGGTATTTTGAAGATGCTATTGGTGAAATTAAGTGGTGGATGCCCTTACCAAAAGCACAGGAGCCAGCCAATGGCTAAACAAACTTGTTTTTACAAAATTGAAGATGCTGAAACCTTGGCAAAAATTGATGCCTTCATGGATAAGCGTGATGCCTTTTATGAGCAAGTCACAAAGCTCTGTAAGCACTATGGTTTTGAGATGCACCAAACACATGACAGCATTCAAAATGGTCTTCGTTTTTATAATATGTCGGCAGACCCAAAGGCTGAAATTGATAAAACAAAATGGAAAACATCAAAGCATAAAAGTGGTTATTTAGCTATTTTGCCTCGCGCTACTGCCAAGGAGCACAAGGCTGAATATGATGCCATGAAGCCAAAGTCTGTGACTTACGATGAGTTGAACAAGATTATTCTGGCTGAAGAAGTTTTGCCTTGGGGTTCTGGTTATGGCCTGTCTTGGAAAAAGGGCGAATATTTTAAGTTCGAAACATCGCTAAAGGTTGCACCAGTAGCTATTGAGATTCTGGGTAGTGAGTATCGAAAAGCTGATGTGGAGGATGAAGCCAATGACTGAAATTCAATTAACCAAACTTCAATTGGCGAACTATGTTTGTGATGAGCTGCATAAAGAAATGCCATTTGATCTGATTTTTAATCAGGACGAATTCGTGCCATTTATGGAAATCATTGATGCTTCAAATCTTGATGTTGGATTTTCGGTTAAGAACATCGATGACAAGATTCATGTCGGTGTAACAAAGGGAAATTCAAACGGTATATATCAGGCATTGAGCAGCTACATCACAAAGCATCAAAAACCGGAAAACTGCATCGATCAATTCATTGAAAGCGGTGAATTTGATAAAACTCTAAATGATTTTTTTGGGTTGCCGGAATCAGTAAAACAAAGTTTGAAGGAGATTTCATAATGGGAGCAGCTATGAAAATTGATGATCCGGTTGATATCAGTTTTATGTTACTCATGAAGTATCGTAAACCTGTAATCAAACTTGAAGAGCTCTTGCCTGATTACTTGCCTCATCTTACAATTGAGCAGGCAAATAAGCGCGCAAATAAATGCACTCTTCCATTTCCAGCATTCAAATCTGATGGACGTAACTCACCTTTTTATGTTCATCTAAGTGATGTAGCATTCTGGCTTGAAGCAATACAAAAAGAGTCTAAGAAAGACTGGGTAGCAATGAACCATTGATTGCTAAATTATTGATTAATTGCCGCATGGTTGCACCTATTTTGCACCTTGCACCATGCGGCTATTCAGTAAGATGCTAATAAATAATAATTTTTATAATGTATATGTGATTAATCTATCCCACCTGCCATGGGAGCAACTATCAAATTATTTGATAGTTGATACGGACCAATATACATATAAATTCATCACTTTGTTGATGAGCATAGTATACTGCA